AAACAAGTCACGTTCACCGGCATGCTGGCCTCGCCGTCGTTGTTTGCATCTGGCATGGCGACGTTTTTTGCCACGCCGTCGTCAGCAAACCTGCGGGCTGCGCTGACGGATGAGACTGGCACTGGTGCTGCGGTGTTCGCGGATTCTCCAACGCTGGTGACGCCTGCGCTGGGCACGCCGTCTGCGGCGGTGCTGACCAACGCCACTGGGCTGCCGCTGACCACGGGGGTGACGGGTACGCTGCCGGTTGCGAATGGCGGCACGGGTCTTGCATCATATACGGCAAATGGCGTTTTTTACGCCAGCGGCACAACCACATTTGCCCAAAGTGCTGGGCTTACGTTTGACGGTACAAATTTTGCAACTACCGGAACGGCATCGGCCACAAAACTGATTCCGACTGGCGGATCGGCTACTGGCAACGGCATGTATTTGCCGGCGACAAATCAAGTTGCTTTTAGCACTGACGGCAATGAGCGGGTGCGGATTGACGCGTCGGGGAATGTGCTTGTTGGAACTACCAATACAAACGTAGATACCTCAGACGGAATCCGCTTTCTCCCGACCGGTTCCGCAGGCGCTTCATTTGTGTCTTTTACCAACGGCGGTAACGGGGGGACAAACCTATCTCTTATCAACTCAAACGGCAGCACAACGTCTTGGAACGCTATTATTTTTCAGTTTAATACTAGTGCCGTTGGGTCTATTAGTTGCACTCCGACAACCACCGCTTACAACCAATCGTCAGACCGTCGTCTCAAAACCGCCGTTGCCCCCGCTGCCGATGCCGGCGCGCTTCTTGACGCTGTTCAAGTAGTTGAGTTTGATTGGAAAGTTGGCGGGCATGTTCGCTACGGCGTCATTGCTCAAGACCTGCATCTTATAGCGCCGGAAGTGGTCACCCCTGGCGACAGCAACGAAGAAGTAGCGCGCCCCTGGGGCGTGGACTACTCTAAACTCGTGCCGATGCTTATCAAAGAGGTGCAGTCTCTCCGCGCCCGCGTTGCAGCACTGGAAGCATGAAAACCCCCATCCTCGGAGCCGCCTACGTTGCCCGCAGCGTCAATGCTGCGGCGAACAGGTGCGTCAATCTGTTCCCCGAGGTGGTACCCGAAGGCGGCAAGGAGCCCGCGTTTCTGCAGCGGTGCCCGGGGCTGGAACTGACGGCCATCGTTGGCACCGGCCCAATCCGTGGCATGTGGAAATTCGGCGACTTCCTGTACGTCGCCTCTGGCGGCAAGCTGTACCGCGTGGACGGCAACTACGCCATCACGGAACTGGGGTTGATCAACGGCAGCGGTCCGGTGAGCATGGCCGACAACGGCGTGCAACTGTTCGTGGCGTGCAACCCCGATGCGTTCATCTACAACGCCAACACGGGCGTGTTCGCGCAGGTCACCGACCCCGACTTTCCGGGCGCGGTCAGCGTGGGCTATCTGGACAGCTACTTCGTGTTCAACGAGCCTAACAGCCAACGGGTGTGGGTGACGTCACTGCTGGACGGTCTGTCGGTAGACCCGCTGGACTTTGCCAGCGCCGAGGGCAACCCCGACGACATCGTGTCGCTGATCGTGGATCACCGCGAGGTCTGGCTGTTCGGCAACAACACCATTGAGGTCTGGTACAACGCTGGCGTGGCCGACTTCCCGCTGGCGCGCATTGAGGGCGCGTTCATGGAGACTGGCTGCCTTGCGCCGTACAGTGTGGCCAAGCTAGACAATAGCGTGTTCTGGCTGGGTTCTGACGCACGGGGCAACGGCATCGTGTACCGCAATCAGGGCTACAACGGCCAGCGCATCAGCACGCACGCTGTGGAGTGGCAGATCCAGCAGTACGCGGTGCTGAACGATGCCATCGGCTACTCGTACCAGCAGGACGGGCACTCGTTCTACGTGCTGGTGTTTCCGACTGCGCAGGCCACGTGGGTGTTCGACGTTTCCACCGGCCTGTGGCACGAGCGGGCTTACTGGGACGGCGTGGAGTACCGCCGGCACCGCAGCAACTGCCAAGCCAACTTCAACGGCCAAGTGCTAGTAGGCGACTGGGAGACGGGGTTCATCTACGCCTTCAGTCAGGACACGTACAACGACAACGGCCAAGCTCAGCGTTGGCTGCGGTCGTGGCGTGCGCTGCCGACGGGGCAGAACACGCTGAAACGCACGGCGCACCACACGCTGCAACTGGACTGCGAGTCTGGCGTCGGCGCCGGCACGGTGAGCACGTTCTTCCTGCTGACCGAGAACAGCGTCAACCTGACCACTGAATCCGGCGATCCGCTGGTAACGTCGCTCATCTCGCTGACCGACGGCGCAAATCCGCAGGTCATGCTGCGCTGGTCCGACGACGGCGGCCACACTTGGAGCAACGAACACTGGGCCGGCATGGGCAAGATCGGCGAGTACGGCAAGCGAGTAATCTGGCGCCGGCTGGGCATGACCACCAAGCTGCGGGACCGGGTGTACGAAATCAGCGGCACTGATCCGGTGAAGATTGCCATCATGGGTGCGGAGCTTTCTGCCACCCCGACGAGCGCATAACGTGGACTTGGCGCCGCGCGTACCGTCTCAGCGCGATCCCGTGGTGGATCAGGGCGCGCTGGCCACGCGGGCGTGGTTTCGGTTCTTCCAACTGTTGCAGTCGTCCATTGAGGACGCGGCGCTGCTGCAGTACACGGTGGTGCAGAACACCACCGGTTTCACGATTCCCAAGGGCACGGTTGTTGGCTTTGCGGGCGTCGGGTCAAACAACGTGCTGTCGGTAACGCCGTACCTAGCAGACGGCTCGTCGCCGTCGCTGTACATCCTGGGCGTCATGGCCGAGGAACTGCCTGACAGCGGAGCCACGGGCCTGTGCTGCGTTTGGGGCAACGTCAGCGGCATTGACACCAGCGCGTTCAGCGTGGGCGACGTTCTGTACGCAAGCCCGACGGTGGCGGGCGCGTTCACCAACGTCAAGCCCACGGCGCCCGACAACGTAATCCCCATCGCTGCGGTGCTGGTAGATAGCGCAACGGCGGGCGACATCTTTGTGCGGCCCACCATTGAGCAGCAGAAGTATTACGGCGAGTTCACCAAGACCAGCGACCAATCGCCCGCAGTCATCGACACGGCTTACGCGCTGACGTTCGACAACACCGAAATCGCCGAAGGCATCAGCATCGGCTCGCCTGCGTCGCGCATTGTGGTGGTGCAATCGGGCCTGTACCAGTTTGACGCCACCGTTCAGATCAGCAGCAGCAGCAGCAGCCCCAAGACGGTTTGGCTGTGGTTCCGCAAAAACGGAACAGATGTCGCTAACTCTGCCAGGCTGGTGACGATCAACATCAACAACGGGTACACCGCTGTGTCCATGAGCGAGTTTTTCTCGCTGGCGGCAAACGACCGCATCGAGATCATGTTCGCCGCAAACGATACGGCCATCACGGTGGATAATGTCGCAGCCACTGCGTTTGCCCCAGCAGCCCCTGCCGTCGTGCTGGCGGTGAGCCAGATTCAACAGTGAGAGCATCATGAGCGTTTCGCTTTCCCCCTACGCAGGCGCAGGCGCCCAGTTCTTCGACAACAACGGCAACCCGCTGGCCGGGGGGCTGATCTACACCTACGCTGCCGGCACGACTACGCCGATTGCGACGTACACCAGTTCGTCTGGCGGCACGGCCAACGCCAACCCCATCGTGCTGGACAGCGCCGGCAGGACGCCCGCGCAGATCTGGCTGACGGCGGGCTCGTCGTACAAGTTCGTGCTGGAAACGGCTCTCGGCGTCACGATCAAGACCGACGACAACATCTTCGCGTCGTTTGATTTGTCCAAGGAGGTTGGCGTCGCCGTGGGTCTAGGCGGCAGCAGCGTTGCCACCAACATCGCCGTGGGTGATACGGCGCTGGACAGCAACACCACGGGGTCGAACAACACCGCTGGCGGGTACAACGCGCTGACCAGTAACACTGACGGAATCCAGAACACGGCGTACGGATCGCAGGCGCTGGATGCCTGTACCAGTGGGGACTACAACACTGCGGATGGCTACGATGCGCTGTCGGCCGTCACAACCGGAAATTACAACACTGGGGGCGGATACCGGGCCCTTAACGCTGTTGTCAGCAGCGACAACAACACTGCCTACGGTGCTGATGCGCTGCTGCTGGCCACGGGCGCCGGTAACACCGGTATCGGGCGCCAAGCGGGCAACAATATCACCACGGGCGCGAACAACACGCTGGTGGGCAACGGCTCGCAGGCTTCCAGCGCCACCGTCAGCAACGAAGTCACCATCGGCAACAGCAGTGTGACCTCGCTGCGCGCGCCAGGCCTGACGATGACTGTCGGCTTGAAGTGGATCAACAACGGCACGCAGACGGTGGCTGCGCTGGTGGCCGCAG